AACAAACTTTTTTTAAAAATAAATGAGATTTTTTAAAATATTTTTTCTGATCGTCTCCCCACATATTCCGACCGTTTCAACTTCTCCCAAAACGGATCATAGGCAAATGGCACGTCATACCAGGCCGAACCTTTGCTATAAAACATACCGGCGCCTGCGTAATACTGAGGATACCGTTTCAGTATATCAGAGGATTCGTCTGTAACACGGAAAAACAGGTCACTCTGGTAATAATCGTACTCTATACCTGCTGCCTTTATTGCTTCAAATAATGTCTGTTTCATCGGTTCGGGAATTTAGTTCGTTTCATGGTTCTGTTTTTGTAGAAAGGTGTCTGTTTAGCGTACTCCTCGCCGAATCTTTGCAATACCTGTTCGTACGTTTCCAGTGATTCTTCTGTGTCGTACGGATTGATTTTGCCCGATAATATACCTTTCATTGTGTTCAACGGAATATTTCGGATAAAACAGTAGTGCCCGTTAAACGACGCAGCACAAACGCCACAGCTACTAAGACAACCACGGTTAGACCGTCTTAATTTTTTAACAATCTGTCCGCAGTTCGGACAATAATCGAATGCCTTGTGGTACTCTAACGGCAGATCCACGTCAGCTCTTGCAACAGGGTTTGCGCCGCAGTATCGTGCCCACTTTTTCCATTTCGTAGAATGATCGCTTTTTCCTCTGTCTAAATAATCAAGGGCATGCGCTATCTCGTGGCGTATGGTATCTTCAATATCTCCAGCCGTTCCGTGTTTTACAAGGTGCTTTGACAGTGCAATAATTTTACGTCTCGGATCACAGTACCCCAGCCGTCTTCTGTCGTTAATGTACTTGAAATCCCAGTCTTCCAGACCGAAAAGTTCCATTAGTTCTTCGGCAATCAATTCGTATTCAGCTAATACAGACATGGTAGGTAGTATAGGTTGTTAGTGCTTTTGAAACAGTCGAGAATACTGCAGGTACAACATCTCTGCATCTGCTTTCTTTATTTCGTACCTCCGATAAAGTTCATCTGTGAAGATAGTCGTATCATCTTGGGCAAAAGCTTTTGCAGCAAGATTCTTTAAGTACCCAGACGACACCCGTTTTTTGATAACGTTACCGTCAGCATCTGCCTCCGTTTTGTTCATCGCACGGTTAAACAAGATATCAAGTGCCTCTGATTCCTTCTCCAGCCACACGTCACTCACATCCCAGAAGGCATCTACTTTTGTAGTCTTAATACGTTCCAGCAACGCTTTATCCAAGTCATAATAAGACACAACGTTTTCCGCTACCGTACGTACAAGCTTTTCTGACGTGTACCGCTCTGTAAAAATGTGATTGGGTCCGTAGGTTACACGAACCTGCTCCCCTTTATCATTGATCTCATACCTGCTTATTATTGTCTGTATATCATTCATACCGTCAAAACGGGAGCCTTCAAAATATTCGCAGATCGCTTTTACTCTTTTCTTCGTAGGTCCGTCTGTCCACCGGACAGTCAACGAACTTCCTCCAGCATACTGGTTAGATCGAACGCTGAACTTGATGCCAGGGAAATAGTCTTTCAGTACTTGACGGAGAATCTTGGCAGTTTGGACGGTATCAATATAAACGGTTTCCATGGCTTGGTAGGTTTGGTTAAGTAGTGTGTTGCTCTGCTTTTAAAATACTGAATCTTTTTTAAAGAAACAAACTTTTTTTAAAATAATTCCGAATAATTCCATCTTTTGTTATTGCTCCCGGAAAACGCTTAATTTAAATAATCAGAAAGGGCGCCCCGTTATAACCCACAAGGGAACCAATTAAAAAAAGATACCATGCAGATCCAGAGAACTAAAAAACCCAGAAAACGAAACTTATCCTACAAGAAAACCGGACCTAAGTCCACGTGCACCAAAGAGATCATCAAAGCCGTGCCATCGCTCTGCAAGATAGGACTAACAGATGCACAGATAGCCGAGTACCTGAACGTGACTGTGGACACACTCCATTACTGGAAGAAAACTAACGAGGCGTTTGCATCAGCTATGGACCGAGGTAGAATGAAGGCAACGCAAAAAGTTGCAGATTCTCTGTACCAACAGTCTATAGGCTATCACGTACCGGCAGTAAAACATTTCAAGATCCGGCATACTGAAAAAGAATACGACCCAGACGGCAAGGTCATAAAGGAACGAAGCTGGGATGAGATTATAGATCACCCGTATATGCACTACTATCCACCGCAATACAAAGCAACAATAAAAGTGCTTGCAGCACGGCACCCGGAGGTATGGGGAGAGACGTATAGAGTAGATCACAGACATGCACACCTGCATCAGATAATGGAACCGTCTCTGCAGACCGAAGACATACTGGAACAGATAACGGACTCAAAAGAATTCACGGATGAGGAACTAAGGCTGGCAGCAAAGATAGGTCTGATTGAAAGAAACAAAGCAGCACAAGAGGAGGAGGATCAAGAATGAAGTTGGTAAACAGGACAGTAAGACAACTCGGCACGTTCCAACGAACAAGACACCCGAAGAAAAAGGTCCTTGATACTATAATCAAAAAGAACCCCCTGTGGGCAGTAAGAGAACTCAATAACAGAAGCTTCTTCGAGTTCCTGAAATACATGTGGCCAGAAGTATCATCGGAGGAATTTCAGCCGAACTGGCATATCAAACTAATGTGTGACGAACTACAAGCTATAGCGGAGGACGTAGCATCAAGAAGAAAGACGAAGGACTACCACACACCGGTACACGATACAATAATAAACGTACCCCCAGGCTCAACTAAGACTACAACCGTAATGATAATGTTTCCAGCCTGGTGTTGGACCCGGTGGTACTGGATGAAGTTTATTTGTTTGTCGTATAGTAGTGGACTGTCATACGAATCAGCAGAGACAAGTAGGGAGCTTATAAAGTCGGATACCTTTAGGGAATTGTACCCAGAACTGCAGATAAAGCCGGATAAAGATCAGAAGAGCAATTTCCAACTTTTGAAAACCTTTGAAAAACGAATGGGCAAGGAGGCACAAACAAGAACAGGGGGATCTCGGTACAGTACGTCAGTCGGAGGGACGGTAACAGGGTTTCACGCTCATATGATACTGGTGGACGATCCGATTAACCCCGAACAAGCCGTAAGCCCTGTTCAACTCGAATCCGCTAACCGGTGGCTAACTAGTACCATGCCCACCAGGAAAATCAATAAGAACACGTCTCCTACCATAATGATTATGCAGCGGTTGCATGAGGACGATCCAACAGGTAACCGTATTGCGAAGAAAAAACCGGTTAGGCATATCTGTCTGCCAGCAGAGATCCGTAATTACGCAGATCAAGTGAAACCGGCTTACTTGAAAGACATGTATAGCGAAGATGGTCTACTCGATCCCAACCGAATGAACTGGGATACGATAAACGCTTTGATAGAGGACCTGGGACAATACGGCGCTTCCGGTCAACTCGGTCAATCCCCTACACCTCCGACAGGCGGGATGTTTAAGCCGGATAAAATATCTGTACTCGACACCTTCCCACCTCACTACGATATAGAACAGATTGTAAGGTATTGGGACAAAGCCGGTACGGAGGCAAAGAAAGGAGCGTCACGGGGTCCGGCTTATACTGTCGGTTTAAAGATGGTCAAACTGAAGTCCGGCAGATATGTTATCACAGATGTTGCACGAGGGCAGTGGTCAACCGAAGACCGGGAAGATAAAATAAAACAGACAGCTCAGGCAGACGGTCTTGATACCGTTATCGGTATAGAACAGGAACCGGGATCAGGTGGAAAGGAATCCGCAGAGAACACAGTAAGGAATCTAACGGGTTATACTGTATCGGTTGAACGCCCGCAGGGTGATAAGGTTCACCGTGCAGATCCGTTATCGGTACAAGTGAACTGGGGTAACGTTAGTATGCTCCGGGCAGAATGGAACAAGGCGTTTATTGATGAACTACGATTCTTCCCATTCGGTACCTACAAAGATCAGGTTGATGCCGCTTCCGGAGCTTTCCGAATGTTGACAGAGCGCAAGAAGGCTAAAGTATGGTAGTGAACCCCGTGTATACAGCGATGCAGCAGAATTTAACAGCACAACACAGCACAACACGTACACAACTATAACTGAACATTTTGAAGCGTTCTTTTTCTGTTATAAAGCCGTGTTGCAAACAAAAAGAAAATAATTTATATAACTCCGTAGATGTTGTATTTTCTATTAACACACAACGTTGAGCCCGCCACAAATGAAAAACGGAATCAAGAGCCCAACCATCGAAGAACTGCAAACCAAGCTGCAAGTTCTATCCGCTGTTACCAACCGGCTTAAACTTGCTGGTAGTCTCGGTATGAGCCATCAGGGTACCCGGGATCTTTATACCACCCTCGGTTATCCCCGTAGTCTTTCATCTTCCGACTTTCTTTCACAATGGAAACGCCATGATATAGCACGTGCCGTGGTTGATCGCCCTGCGAAAATGACGTGGCAGGGGGACCTGTATATCTCGGAATCAACGGAGGAGGATGAAACGGCGCTGGAAAAAGAATACAAAGCACTTGAAGATAGATTAGCCCTGAAAACACAGTTTCTAAGACTCGACAGACTTTCCCAACTCGGTAGATATGCCGTTATGCTGCTTGGTTTTGATGATAGTAGTCAAGAAACCTGGGGTCAGCCTGTATCGCCCGGTGAACGTACACTTTTATACACTAAGGTCGTAAGCCAGGCGAATGCTGAAATCAGCACGTGGGAAAACGATCCGTCTCATGAACGGTACGGTAAACCTCGTATCTACCGGATCAAACTCACTAAGCCCGGTACCACGGATCAGCAAGTAACACTGAATGTCCATTACTCACGTATTATTCATGTGGCACAGGACCTTTTGGAGAATGATATAGAAGGAACCCCTGTGATAGAGACAATATACAACCGGCTTAAGGACATTGAGAAGCTGGTCGGTGGTTCTGCGGAAATGTTTTGGCGGGGTGCAAGGCCGGGATACGCAGGTACGGCACAAGACGGGTACACGATAGGAGAGGATTCAAAGAAGGCACTACAAGAACAGATACAGGAATACGAGAACGACCTCCGGCGTATACTCGTCACAGAAGGCATTGAACTTGATAGTCTCGCACAACAGATAGCTGATCCCAAAGGCCACGTTGAGGTGCAGATACAAATGATAAGCGCAGCAACTGGTATCCCGCTTCGTATCCTACTCGGATCAGAGAGGGGGGAGCTTGCAAGTTCTCAGGATGATAATAACTGGAAAGAGTGGATTGAATCTCGAAGACTTGAGATGGCGGAACCTTTTATTGTCAGACCGTTTGTGGACCGCTTGATTCAGTTCAAAGCCTTACCGGAGATAAAGGACGAGGAGGAGGGCTATAGAGTAACCTGGTCCAATCTCTTTACAATGGACGACACCACGAAAGCAGAGATTGGAGCAAAGCGGACTACAGCACTTAATCAATACACCTCTAACCCCTACGCAGAGCAAACGGTACCGCTTGAAGGGTTCCTCAAGTATTTCCTGCAGATGGAGGACGAGGAGGTGGAACAGCTTATTGAACTACGGGACGCAGAACAGATTGAATCGGAAAGCTTGGAGGCGCGGATAGAGGCTGAACTAAATGCACAGCCAACCGATACAGATACAGATCCGGGGACAGAGGATTCAGAGTTAAACGAGGAATAAAAAACACGTTGAAATGAATAACTCTAAGTTGGACATAGATATGCCGGATAATGATAGAATGTTGAGGGAGCTATATAACGAGATGATTGGCTCACCTGGTAAAGTTGGTTTTTTTGAGGACATGAGGTCTTTTAAACGAGACACGGAACAGGAGCTTGTCAAGCTGCATAATAGAGTAGATCATATAAAGGAGGACACGGAACCTGTGGTTGAGTTCTACCGGTCTTGGAAATTTGTGATCGGCTTTATTATCGGAGCAAGTAGTTTTGTCGGCACCCTGTTCTATCTCGCCACTTTCTTGTTCAATAAATGAATAACAAACCACATATCGCCGTCTACCAGTCTACTGATCCGACACGAACCACAACGATCCGCAATAAGTACGCTGCACAGATGCGGAAAAGGTTCAGGGTGTTACGTGGTCTGATATTAGATGCTATCGTAACGCAGGACGTATTCGGGATAGCGGACGGGAATAATCAAGCTCAACCGGATCAACCTCTGTTCACGTTTATTCAGGCGAACGTTGATCCCAGGGCATTCGATTTCCCCCGCACCTCCGATAAGGTTGAGGCGTTTATGCAGTGGTTGAGAGAACAGGTAGATAACGAGATTCTTGAAGTATCGCAGGATGAGAGAATCCGCATAGGAGATAGTATAGATTCTCACTGGCAGAACGTTTATATAGAGGACACGTATAAACGAGGTGTTCAACGTGCCGTATATGAAATGAAGAAGTCCGGTATGGATGTCCCGGATATAAATGCACGAGGCGGCATTCAAGCTGTTCTGGGTCTACCGATGCACGTGGACCGTATCGGCGTTCTTTATACAAGAACCTTCAACGAACTCAAAGGCGTAACGGATGCAATGGATCAGCAGATAAGCCGTGTCCTGGCACAAGGTCTTGCAGACGGTGACGGTCCTCGGCTTGTTGCAAAAAAGCTGAATGCTACAATAACCGGATCAGGTACCGGACAACTCGGATTAACGGACACCCTGGGTAGATATATACCGGCGCAACGCAGAGCAGAGATGATAGCACGTACGGAAACAATACGTGCCCATCATCAGGGTATGATCCAGGAATACCGGAACTACGGTCTGCAGGGTGTACACGTGCAAGCGGAACTGCGGACAGCCGGAGATGATAGAGTATGCTGGGAATGTAGTGCATTGCAGGGCAAGGTTTATACACTCAAAGAGGCAGAGAACCTTATCCCAGTTCATCCCCTGTGCCGTTGTATCGTGTTACCGGCGTTACCGGAGGAACCCGTTTCCGGCGGAGAACAACCGGCAATAGAACCCGAAACCTATGATATAGATTTTACGGAGGCTATTGAGAAGGCACCTACAAAGCTTGATATGGCTGGTGTATACATGGATATGGGATACACGACTGCAGAGTTTCAAGGTCTATCGCTTGAAGATGCCGCAAAGCTTGCTAAGGTGTCGAACTGGGCTATCCAAAGAATAGCGCCTATTCAAGGTTTGACGTTCAAAACCACTTCATCCAGAAAAGTATTCGGGGTTTTTGAACAGCGGATGAAGGTGATTAACAACAAGGTCGTACCGGATAGGACACTACGGTTCTCGACAGGTGGACATAAAACGAGAGACGTATGGGAAAAGCAGCAGCAATCAGCAACACGTAATTCAAGCACCGGTTTTCAGTACAAAGGTAAGACGGTTGCAAGCACGCAAGCACATGAACTGGCGCATCATTACGTTTCTGAGGTTATGTATAAGAAGTACTTTAACGATAAACGGAAATATATTCCTATTCCAGAATATGATACGTATGTTCGAGACTGGCAGCAGAACACAACGGCGCAAGAAATTGTGAACGAGGCGCTTTCGTCTCTTGGAAAAGATCGAAGTTACTTGGATACAGTGTATAATAAGTTAGGGCGATACTCGAAAACGAACCCGCACGAAACAATAGCGGTTGCTGTTCAGTATGAATACGACTTCCCCGGCACGTTCGATTTTTCAACAGCGATAACAGAAACTTTAAGAAACCGGTTACAGAAATGATCCCAACACAAGAACCCGACTGGTGGGAAAAATGGATGGTTTTTAACGAGGAGAGAGGGCAAATGGAGCTTAGGTTAGATGCCCCGGATAACGTACAAAAAGAGTACCGGGAATTAATGCGGCTTTCAATGCCAGAGTTTATTGATCCCGATACGGAGGAATAAAAATGCTTACTCAAGTAAATACCGCTCAATTAGACTACACACCCCGTAAGGTTGAAAAGGACGGTAGGTCTTATACCGTTGTTCCGGTTGTGATGATGGTTGAGGGCGTTCATGCCGGATCACAGGGTCCTGTACTACATCTACAACAGTACTTCTCCCAGAACCCAGAGAGTTGGAACGGTAAGCCGCTCACAAACGGGCACCCGAGGAATAAGGACGGTCAGTTTGTTTCCGTGGATCAGGTAGACGAAAACGAATGGATTGTTGGTTATATAGACAATACATATATTGAGGACAGCAAGCTGAAGGCTGAGGCTTGGATAGACGATCAAAAAGCAGTTGCAATAAATCCCGAGATAATTAATTATATTACTGAACAACGGACGTTGGATGTCAGTACAGGTTCAAGAACAAGAGACAAAGAGGAGAAAGGACTTCACAATAATGAGGCTTACCAAAAAATCACAACTCATTACGACCCAGATCATCTCGCATTACTCCCAGGCTCTCAAGGCGCTTGTAGTTGGTCGGATGGGTGCGGAATCCGAAATAACACAAATATGAAAGACAAGAACAAGAGACCCGAACCCATTAACAGCCTACAAGCAAACGCAGATGGTTTCCGGGAGCTTGTAAGTCTTGCCAGTGAGAAACTTCATAAACTCGATAATTCCGCAGCCTCTCATTATGTTGTCGAGATGTTTGATGACAAAGTGATATATGAGGAGTACACGGAGAACAGTACCAGATTTTATTCTCAAGATTATAGTTTGTCGGATAACGGGGACCTTGAGTTTACGGGTGCACCTACAGAGGTCCGGCGAAAAGTAGATTTTGTCCCAGTTCAATCGAACCAGGCGGCAAAGCAAACCGCAACAAACAGTTGTGGGTGCGATTCATTAAAGCGCACAAAATTTAATAACAACACAAAAACCAATACCGCTATGTCTGAAAAAAACCAGCCAACAGGCGAAGTAATGGACAAAGTCAGTGCGCTTGTTAATAATGAGCGCACTCGATTCACGAAAGGTGACCGAAAGTGGTTGCTGGAACTGAATGAAGAGCAACTGGACAAACTTGTTCCGTCTGAACCTGAGGCACAGGAGGTATCACGTGAACAAGCACTCCAGGCACTGCAAGAAGACTTCTCCGATATTGAGAAAGTAAAACAGTTGCTGCCGGAGGATATCCGTAAGAGTGTTGAAACCGGTATCACAGCGTACCAGGAACAGCGCACGCAACTTATCAAGCGTATCCAAGCCAACACTGGAGACACCTGGACACAGGAATCACTTGAAGATATGGACACAGATACACTTGAGCGGATCGAGAAGTCCAGCCGAAAAGTTGACTACAGCGGTCAGGGCTCTTCTGCTATCACGAACAATCAACAATCAGACGGTGTTGCACCTATGCTCCCGGCTGGAATTGAACTGGAATCTTAATCTAAGAGAGGACACGTAATGAGTTACAGAACAATCAAACTGAAACGGTACCAGGATATAGTGAACGAGGAGACGGCAGCAGGCAGTATTCTCCCTGGGTCACTTGTCGAGATCACACCCAACGGCGTACGCAATCATAATACGGCAGCCGGAACAGCTGCAACTATGTTTGCTCTCGAAGATGAGCTACAAGGCAAAACCACCCGGGACGAATACGCCGAAGGCGACAAGGGTCAGGTATGGTATGCACAGCCTGGTGAGGAAGTGCTTGCTGTAGTAGGTTCAAGTTTTGATCCTGCTGTAGGCGCATATCTTGAGTCTGCAGGTGATGGTACATTACGTGCTGTTACTGCAGCTGGCGCAGAAAACGATGCAGGCTTCCCCGTTGCGCAAGTGATTGGAGAGAAGATTGAGGACGACAACGGAAACCACCGTGTACCTGTCCGGGTACTTTAATTCTAATTAAAAATCATTCATAGGAGAATCAATATGAGTAATACACACGTTGATCTGATCGGACAGAACGGAGGTGGTCAGGGTCCTTTGGCTCAAAACCTTAGTTCTGGTAGACTGGACGTTGGAGCAATGCGTCCTTTTATTGCAGAGGACGGTAATAGTTATGTTACCGTGTACCAGGGAGGCAATCCCAAGAAAGCCGAAAGCTGGAAAATGATGCAAGTGAACAGCGGTACGCTACGCAGAGATGAATGGCGTCAACTGGATGAGGCGCTTCTCGGTATCGCTGAAAAGCGACTTAGCGGAACGCAAGCACTTGTTTCACGAGGTCTGACGTATAGCCTCGGCAACGCAATGGGTACTACTGTACTTGAGTATCACAATGTAGGTGATGCTATGACAGCGGAACTCTCGATGGATGCCGTGACACGTACGCAAGGTGACCGGGTAGAGTTCGATAGCGTATTTCTGCCTATCCCGATTATCCATGTTGACTTCGAGATCAACACACGGGTACTTGAGAATAGCCGAAGGCTCGGAAATCCGCTCGACACTACCTCCGTAGAACGTGCTGGTAGAAAGGTTCTGGAAAAACAGGAAGAGATGCTGTTCACTGCAACCGACTACAGTTTCGGTGGCGGGACTATCTACTCGTTCCTTAATTTTCCACAACGCATCAACCCAGATGCTACCGGACAACAGCAGGTAGGAAATATTACGAACTGGTCAGATGCAGCCGTAACGGGTCCTCAGATTGTTGAAGAAGTGCTGGGGCTGAAACAAGCTTCAATCAACAACCACTATTACGGACCCTGGATCCTGTTTATCCCAACCAACTTCGAGACGAAGCTGGACGAGGATTACAGTGATGAGAAGGGCAGCAACACAATCCGGGAACGAATCATGGCTATCAACGGTGTCGAGGACATTGTTGTGGTTGATACACTACCGGAAAGCAACGTTGTGTTCACGCAACTG